ATAATGCACGCACATACCTAGGCATCACGACACACACGGGTCACGCTTGGGTAGCGTGCGCACTGAATGCACTCTATTTTCTGCCGATTATGGGGTGATTATGGTCTATAACACCTATAATTGTTGGCTAATCTCCTGCGTGCTAGGGGGGCAGGGGGGGGTACGGGCGTGCGTATGTCTAAGTACTAGGGGATGGAGAGCCGATGCGTTATCGGGGATGGTTTGGGGGGTGCTATGGATACCCTTGTGTGACGGGTGGCACTAGGGGGTGGGGTGGGTTGTCCTCGCCTTATTTTACCATTTAACTTTGTTAGCCCAATAGGCTGCACTCATCGGTCCTCGTGCTATGTTGGAGGCGTGGCGTGTTTGGAATCGTTTACGCCTACTGGCGTAGGCTGCCGATTCACCTTGTTTTTTGGGTGAACCTTTTACACCTTGTTGTCCGAATCGGATTGTTTTAATTTGCCCACCCGATTTGGCTACGACAATGTGCGACTTCGTAGGGTGTGTCGGTGTGGCTTTAGGTTTGTTATATCCTGATACGCCTGCACGGGTTAGTCGGGAATCTTTCTTTGCAGCCATTTATATGCTTTCTGTATAGTTTCTATAGGGGGTAATAGGGTCAACGCTGAGAATCCAACCAAGAGGGATATGATTAATGTCTCCAACGGTTTCGGGATTAGGTAACTCACACTCAAAAATAGTACCAACAACAGTAAGGTAATGCTCCTGACATCCAACCCATACCCTGCCAATTGTCGTAGCAACGGAATCTTCTGGTTCATAATCTGCTGTAGTATGCCAACCTGAGGCTGGACTGTAGGCATCTCGCCATCGTACCCTAACCTCTTGCCATTCTGCAAGTCCATCTATCTGCCCTTGTATACTCATTGGTTGTCCACGCATTATAGTCTAGCCGTAAATCCACAGATTGTGGATTTACAATAGTCTTATCCTTTATAGGGACTATACGAACTTGCTTATCTAACGAACGCAAGTTCACAGTAATGCTTTACCCCCCCTATAATCCCCCCCGTTGTTCTAAACCCAAATTCTAGACTAACGGTCTAGTAGAACAAAACCCCTAATAGTATGGAATCAAACCACCTAGATGAACGCCAAGAAAAATACCTAAACTGGCTAGTAGTACCTGCCCCAATGAGGCAGCCTGCCACGCAGGAAGCCTATGCCAAGCAAGAAGGCGTGGACAGCGCAACCCTAAGACGCTGGCAGAAGAAACCATACTTTAAGGCTGAATGGCAAAAACGAGTGGAAGAACTCCAAGGAAGCCCCGAACGCACCCAGAAACTGATGGACACGATATACCAGCGTGCGCTCGGTGGCGACAATAAGGCAGCCCAACTGTATCTTCAGGCTACTAATAAGTTGGCTCCTCAACAGGTAAATATTACTCACACGCAGTCTTTGGCTGAAATCTCTGATAAGGACTTGGAAGAGTTAATTGCTAGCGTCGCTTCTACTGAGAAGGCTGCTAGGTTGGAATCTAATGGCTCGCCTGATTGAATGTCTTGAGTGTGGGTGTGAGTATCCTGATGATTTACGGGAATGCCCTGAATGTTGGTTTAATGATATACCCCTCAAAATTCAGCGTTTAAGAGACACGGATTAGAACGGATTACATAATAGTATGGTTCCTGCAAAACAAAATATTACAATTATGCGTGGAGATACCGAAGTCTTTAATATTACTTTGACGGATTCGGCTAGTGCTGCTATTGATTTGACTGGTAGTACCTTTTTGTCTCAGATTCGTTATGAACGAGATTCTACTACTGTTGCTGCTTCTTTTTCTTGCGCTATTACTAATGCTGCTGCTGGTCAGGTTGCTTTGACTCTTAGTTCGGCTTCTTCTGCTGGTTTGACGGCTGGAACAGCATATTGGGATTTGCAACGGACTTTGGCTGGTGTGGTAACCACTTTGGTTGCTGGAAAGTGTACTATTCTTGCTGATGTGACTCGGTAGTTATGGCTATTCGTGATATTGAAATTCAGATTGAAACTGCTGATAGTTCTCAACTGAATGTAACTTTAACCGACATTTTTGTCCAAGCAACTACCTTAACGGGTAATACTTTGTCGTCTGGGTTAATTACGGTTGTTGCTGCTGCCAATGTGGGTCCAGTTGGACCCACTGGTGCTACAGGACCAACAGGAGCAATTGGTCCTCAAGGTCTAATCGGTTTAACTGGTTCTACAGGAGCCACAGGGGCTACTGGACCTACAGGTCCTAAGGGTGACACAGGAGATACTGGTCCAATCGGTCCTACGGGGCTTACAGGTGCCACTGGAGCGACTGGAGCAATAGGTCCAACTGGTGCTACTGGACCAAAGGGAGATACTGGCGATACTGGTCCTACTGGTCCTACTGGTGCGACTGGCGCACAAGGTATCCAAGGCATTCAGGGACCTACTGGTTTAACAGGCAATACTGGACCAACTGGACCTACTGGTCCAACTGGACCTACTGGTCTTACTGGTGATACGGGTCCTACTGGTTTAACTGGACCTACTGGTCCTGTGGGAGCGACAGGTGCTACGGGACCTGCTGGTCCAATTGGTTTGACTGGTGATACAGGACCTACTGGTCCGACTGGTGCTACAGGGGCTGTAGGTGCTACAGGTGCCACTGGACCTGCTGGACCGACTGGTCCTACAGGTCCGATAGGGGCAACTGGTGCTACTGGTGGATTTAACTCTACTCAGGCAGTTAATACGCAGACAGGGACAACCTATACATTGTTGTCGTCTGATTTGGGTACAATGGTTACTTTGAACAATCCTTCACCTGTTACTGTGACTGTTGGCACTTCTCTTGGTTTTACTGCTGGTCAAAGCATTGACCTATTAGCCCTTGGGGCTGGTCAGGTTACTGTTGCTGCTGGTGGCGCAACCGTTGTTGGTACACCAGCGTTGAAACTTCGCACTCAGTATTCTTCTGCAACATTGTTTTGTATTGGTTCTAATAGTTATGTCCTTCTGGGCGATTTGAGTGCATAATGCCTATCCGACGAGGAATAGTTGCTTCAAGTATAACTTCGTTGCCTACGATAACCATTAATGCTGTCACTAACTTTAACCAAGACCGAGCCACATTCAACGCAACAGTAAATCCAAACCTACAAACAACAAGCGTTAAGTTTCAATTTAAAAAAACTGTTGATTCCACTTGGACAGATGGTTCAACACTTACTGGTTTGACTGGTGGTAGCCAAAGCGTTTACTCAAACCAAACCAGTTTACCGACTGCTGGAGTTTCCTATGATGTTCGTGCCGTAGCCACAAACGGAATAGGAACTGTTATTAGTTCTTCTACTTCATTTACTACTTGGAGTTTGAAAAATGTTGGTTGGACTTCTAACTCATCAATTACTATTCCAACCATTACCCCTACTGGTAGTTCTACTATTATTCCATCGCTATACGATATTTTTGTTGTTGGTGGTGGAGGTGGTTGTGGTAGAGGTGGTGGTGGAGGAGGACAATGCACCCTTGTTTCTTCTAGGGCGTTTATTAATTCATCCAATTTAACTGTCAGTGGAACCATAGGTGGTGGAGGTGTTTCTTTTCAAAGCGCACTTGGAAACACACCCACTGCTGGTAGTGCTTCAACTTTGTCTGGGGCTGCTTTTACTAGCATTTCTGGTGCAGGTGGTGGAGCAGCCAACTCAACAACTGGTGGCTCTTCTGGTTCTGGATTTGGTGGTGGGACAGGCAACACCATTAACGACCCTGCCCCCAAATCTATTGCCTTTACTACTGTTGGTGGTGGTGGTGGTGGTTCTGGTGGTGGTGGTGGAAACGGAAGCATTGCTGGAAACACTTTCGGAGGAACTGCATATGGTGGTAATGGTGGAATAGGCACTTTAACACAATACGGCTATTATGTTGGTGGTGGTGGAGGAGGTGGAGCAGCCAACGATGGTGGTTCTGAATTTGCTGGTTCTGCTGGTGCTGGAGGTTTCGGCAATGGTGCATCGGCTCAAGCATATAACTCACCATTTGACCCGACTTATCACCCAGACGGTTCTGCAGGCGCAATTGCTTTTAAATATTATGGACCATAAGGATAAAAAATGGAATTAACAAACTTTTCAATAGAGCAATTAAACAACTATTCAATGTGGTTTATGTTGGACAAAATTAAACAAGGACCGATATCTCTTGTCCGTAGAACACCAGCAGGAGACGAACAATTTTTAAAATTCAAATGTTTTAAAATGAACGACGGACATATTCTTTTGGGTATAAATAACTTTATTTCATTTACTGCAAAACATAATTTGTATGCTATTGCAGACGGGGTTGAAGAAGTTGTAAACATTCAAATGTTTGAAAACATAATGAATGTTTACGATGTTCCTGTTGATGGCAAAGACAAAGGTTTTTTTGTTTTTTCTGGTTCAACAGTAATTGCTCTTGAAGAAGAATGGCGTTGCGATAACACGCGTTTTGGACCTATGGGTTTTAATGTTATTGAAAATGTTGAAGAAGCATTTATTCATAGTTTTTCTGAAATACTTGTTTACGAAACAATTTTTTCTGTTGAAGGCGTAGGACATTTATTTTACATACAACACAAGAACCACGACGAACAGGGTTCTAGGTATGTAAACGCAGCAACATTGCCGTTTACTGGTTCAACAATATCTGAAGCCTTAAAATTAATTACCGAATGGGCTGTTGTTAATGAAGAACCATTTAGCAACACACAACCTATTTCTAATACTGCTAAAGAGTTTTTGAATAAACTTGATTTTGACTGGTCTCTTGTTGAATATCAAACAGATATGTATGTTGCTGAGTTTATAAAAGGAAACCCCAACGCCCGTGTGCGACCTAGTACTGTACAGCCATTAAACGCTGCTCTTGATTTGTTTATTAAAAAGAAAATGGCATATCGTTGTTTGTCTGCTTTAGTTTCTTTGTATCCCGATTCTTGGAATTTGCAAGAAATAATTAACAACGAAAAA